GATAGGTCCAAATGCTGGCTCTACCTTTCCTGCGGTTGCTACAGTCTCTACAACTGCTTCACCTGTGTAATTTTCGTCTACGTCACCTAACTGGTAAACGCTGTTAGTCATATCTCCTGCTTTTGACTGACCTTTGGTTGTTCCCTTCACGTATTCTACATATGCAATGTTTCCATACATACTTGACATTGGGGATGTAGCAACGAGATCAAATGCGATAAGGTTTGGTAATCCTACATTGGTTAATGCCAGGCAGAATTTCTTATAATCTCCCATTGCCGCTCTCTGTGTTCCCATAGATGCATCAAATGCCTCGTTTAAGAATTTTGCAGTGTTGTCGAGACATTTTGCACAATTAGTTTACGTACAATCGTTTCTTTTGTACTCTTAATATTTCTATTAAGTTAGGACTATATCATCAACTATTATTGTTTTATCCTTTAATAGTTGCCATGCACTTCAAACTTACTTAAGTCTTACTCTACTCACTTCTTCTCTAGGGTGTTTCTTCCTAGATATGTTTTCGATAGTCTCTGGACGTTCTGTCATTATGACAGCTTCGCTTCTGATTGTCTACACCACTACGTGTTTAGAGTTCCCAGAAATTCACATGGTTTTCATTATACTTATTTTTATAACTTCCCATAGCTATTACTAGCTACAGCTACTGCAAATCAATAGTAATTTTACGCATGTTATCCATACGCTCACCGTTATGCATCTTTCCGTATACACTCTCTGCAAGTGCAATTTTCTTTGAATACTTTTCTAGTAAAATGTTTGCCATTATGTTTATAATTTCCTTTAATTCATAAAATAATTATATGAATCTTTATCTAAACATTTCAGCTAGTTTCATATCCATTTCTGTTATATCATCTTCCACGTTTCTTGGAACTAACATATCATTATCGATATTTTTAGCCGAAACGCTTACAGATTCATTTAGTTGTGTGCTAAAAGGTAAGTTGTTTAAATTAATGCTATATTTCTTTAAGCTCTCACACACAGTATCAATATCATTGAAGCTATAGCTTTCAGGTAATCTATTCTTAATTTCCTGTGCTTTTACTCCTAGAGAAACAGCCTTACTCTCAATATAATGGTTGACAGCATTTTTGGCTATTCTCTGATATTTTTCTACTAATGCATTAGACTTCTTAAGTTTATTAGCATAACTTTCCTTTAATGCACTCTGCTTATTTTCCATGTCTTCTATGGAGTTAGTTAGTTTTGTATGTTCATCTGTCTTTTCTTTTAATTGCTCTGACAGTTTCGCAATTCTAGTATCTTTACTAGATAGTTCTTTTTGTAGTGCATCCTTATTTGATACAGATTCATTCAACTGCTTATAGCTTGCCGTTTTCTCTGTGTTAAGTTGTTCTACTAAAGAATTTAATTTTGCTACTTTCCCAACTAGTGCTTTATTACTCTTAGTTGTTTCAGCAAGTCTTGTTACAGACTTTTCTGCCTTTGATAACTTCTCTGATAAACTATTTTCTTTAGCATAGCTAACTGATAATTGTTCTTGCAGATTAATTACCATTTGTTCTAATTTCTTATTTGTCGCTAGTTGTTCTTGTAACTCGTCCAATACTGCCTTGTTATTATCAACTGCACTATTTATGTTCTCTATTACCTTTACATTTTCCCAATTAGAATCATTAAATCTTTGTCCTGTTCTTTTTTCTTCAAGCTCTACTGGGAAAACTTCTACATAATCACTTGTTACACCTGTAACTTCTTGGAGTTCATCTGACTTGAATTCAAAGAGACTACTAACTAGTTTAATTTTATCTCCTACTTTAAGATCTCTCCAATCTGCTACTGGAGACTCTATAGTAGTATCCATTAGTCTTAGCTCTTCATAGAATAATGTACAACCGTTATCAGATTTATGTTGATACAGATCATGTTTCTTATTATTATTCTCTAGCCAATCTATTGAGTCTTGTATCTCTGCTGATTGCTTTTCTCTGTCTTTAAATACTCTATTATTCTTATATGTTTTGCACATTACACTATAAGGTGTTGCCTTATTCTCTTGTGCTTCATCAAGGTTAATTCCTAGAGTAGTTAATGACTCTTTTACAATCTTTTGGTTCTCTACTGTCTCTTTATTAATGGACTCTGTTAACTTTTCCCTTAAGGTTACATTGTATCTAGTCTTATTGAGTGACTCAGTTACATACTGTAGTCTAGCCGCCTTTACAGCAGGAATACTTACAATATCTAATGCACTTAAATTATATGTGTCTGGGTCAACTTCTTCATTACCTAAAAAATCAGAAGTAACCTCTCCTGAACCTCTTGTGCTAATTCCTACTTTATAGCCATAGTCACAAAGTGTTTTTAGTATTCTACCACATGGAGTATCTAAAATATCCCAATACCCATATAATAATCCATCTGGACCTTTAGCAGGTGGCTCAGGCATTACTATTGCAATCTTCTCAATTGCAACTTCTTCATAGTCAGGATGATTTAACTCTCCAAAAATACCACCTGCCTCATATTGTTCTTTTACAATTGGAGATGAGAATACCTTACTCCATAATTCTTCTCCGTATTTTCTACCATTCCTTGTAGCATTAATTACGTCTGCACAAGGTCCGTAGAGTCTACCTAGTATTCCCTTTTTCTCTCTTTCTTCAGGAGATATTCTCTGAAATTTTAGCTTATCACTTTCTGTTAAATTTCTCATTACTATGTGTTAAATTCCTAAAATTCTCTTTCTTTAGCTTCATCTCTCATCTTTTTGATGTAAGCTCTTCTTTTAGCTTCTTTCTTTTTCTGTCTTGCAATCTGTCCTTTACTCTTATAATAAGTTCTTCTATAAACTTCTTGCAAGATTCCTTCTTTAGCAACCTTTTTTCTAAATTTCTTGATTGCTCTTTCAGTTGCACCAGCTCTTGTCTCACCTTCTCTAGGTTCTACATATACTGTTGCCATAAGATATCACCTCTATTCTTTAATTTATTAACCTCTAAACTGTACTTTGACTGATTTTTTGACTTATACACAGGCAACTACTCCTAGCTGATATTCTTTCAAAATTTGACAGTTTGGGTATCTTCCAACCTTTTGACATATGGCTAAAATCTATCTTGTTATTAAATATATCACTAAGAATTGCAAAACCAGTACTCATTCTACCTCTGATAAAATATTCTTCATTAAAATATTTTACCTTGTCAAGTTTTCTAAATCCTTGAATTTTACCAACTGGTATTTTTTGTTGACCTCTAGAACCTTTAGTTAGCTGATAATCTCCTTTAGCAACTCTTCTTTTTTGATAAATAATATTATTAAGTTTAAATTCTTTACCACCACTTGCAATTACACAAGCATCAATACAGTGATCCTTTTGTAAATTGAGATTATTTCTATTCTCTTTAGTTACAAAGCCAAACGTCTCTATTGCGTGTGGATATACTCTAAGTAGTTGACTTCTAATTATACTCATATGTGTGGCGTGCTTGAGATTTAGTTTCCTAGGCTTTTTAGTAATAACTAATTTACCAGCATGAACATCACTATGACACTTCTCACATAACGTAATTAAATTTCTTTCATCATCAGTACCACCCATAGAACGATAAATGATATGATGAACTTCAAGTCTTGTACGTTTCTTACCACAACATTGACAAGTATAACTATCTCTGTGAAGAACTGCCTCTCTTCTAGATGAGTAACTATAATCAAAACCTTTTTGATATCCCCAATGTTTTACTTTTTCAGAAATCAAACGTCGAATTAGCTCTGTTCAGAAATCTTGGTTTTCTATATCTAGCTTTTCTCTGCCTACGATTTCTTCTAAAGATTCTGCGATTATCAATCTTTTTCTTAATATCATCTCTCAGAGTAACTTCTGACTGATATAGTACTTTGTCATTAGCAACACACGCCGTACCAACATGTTTTGAACCTGTATCTTGTCCTAAAACAACTTCTTGTACAATTAAGCTCTCATGCTCATAAAGTAACTTAATTGTAAACGGACAACTTCTTACTACTTTAGCTTTCTTATCTCTCAGTAATCTGCGAACCTTGCCAAAACGAGAAGTTGGCATAAGTGGTTGTCCATCTTTTGATATTACATATACAAACACCTGGTTTTGATTCCTTTCGCATTTTTTAGAATTGTTTACTCTATAAGACAGCCAATTCTAAACTGTAGTGCCTATTTCATGTCTATGACCAACATGAGATTTGGACTTCCTCTCGTCAATGTTAACTAAACTTTTTACAACTAGCTCACAGGAACTCAATGCTATCCTCTCAACTTAAAACTAGTAGACAGTTGCAACAGTCTGAGGCGACAACTGAAGGTGTCATAACTTAATTAACGTAGTCAAAATTTCTTAAGACTTAGACTTGTGAAGCAA